AACAAGATGGTCCTGTTTCTAAATTTTATAATCCAATTGATCTTCATGATAAAAGTAATTTTTTAAAATCTATGGGTATTCATTTAGGCTCAGAGGGTTCTCATAGCACTGATCAACTAAAAGGCAGCCCAATGATAAAAGAAAATGGTAATTCTGTATTTCATAAAATTATTAATCCTTGGAAAATTAAAACACCAAAAGGGTATTCATGCATTTTTTTGAATCCATTAAACAATAAGTCACAAGATTATTTTAAAATAATAGAAGGTATAGTGCACACTGACCAGCATCCTGTATGTGTTAATTTTCCGATAATATTGAATACTGAAAAATATAATGAAATAAATACTTGCATTCTTAAGGGAACTCCGTATGTTCAAATTATACCTTTTAAAAGAGACAATTGGAAAATGATTACAAAATATGAAAACTCAAATGAAACATATTGGTCATCTCTCTGGAGGTTATCTTTTTTAGATAGGTATAAAAATTTAATTTGGAAAAAAAATAAAACATCATGGACTTAAAAGATTTCGTTTTTATACAGGAAGATTTACTCGCTAAAAAAGCTTTTGAAACCTTTAGTAAAATAAGCAAGGAAATTTTGGATTATCAAGAAGCTGGTGTGATTAAAGATGGGAAAAATATTGTCGATAAAAAAATAAGACAAGTTAAAACAAGATTTTTAACTAACACAAATGATGAAAAATCATTTACAAAAGTATTTTGGTATAAATTTTTATCTTTTAAATTTCTACAGGCTCTAGATAAAATGTATAAAAGTCAAGGAGCGAGAGAGATGCCGTTCCATACAGACTTAACATTGTCATTATTAAAATATGAAGTTGGTGCTTTTTATGATGCTCATTCGGATTATCATTTTACCATACCTAGAAGAATGAGTTTTATTTATGGTCTCAATGATGATTACGAGGGGGGAGAATTAATTTTTCATTTTCCAGGCACAGATAATGGTAAAATAAGAACTAAATCAAATGCTTTGATAATTTTTCCAAGTAATCATTTGTTTGTGCATTCTGTTTCAAAAGTTACAAAAGGAGTTAGAAATGTTATTGTTGGATGGATGCCATGATATCTAATCATAAAATTATAAAAAATGTTCTAAATGAAACGGAGATAGAACTTCTAAGCACTGCTGCAAAATTATTTATGAGATCTGCTCCATTGTCAAAAGAATATTTCGATGATTTAGATGCATGGTTTACTGGTGGATCGTTTAGGATTTATGGACACCCAATATTTGATTCCTTGTTAATTACTAAAGCTAAAATTTTTCAGGAGGCAGCTGGTAAAAGATTATTGCCTGGATACTCATATTTTAGAATGTATACAAAATATCAAGAACTTTATAAACATACAGACAGACCTAATTGCGAATATACTATTTCTATTAATATTGATTCTAGTGAAAATAAACCTTGGCCTATTTACATTGGGGAAGAACCTGTTATTCTACAAAAAGGCGATGGCGTTATGTATATGGGAGAGAAAACAAGTCACTTTAGAAAACCGTTAGATCAAGATTATAGCTCTCAAGTTTTTCTACATTATGTTGATGCTGACGGTCCTAATACACATTTAGTGTTAGATGAAAGAAAAGTATTAGGAATGTTTAAAGATTATACGAATAGTAAGGTAAAAATATGAAATTTTTTATTGATGAAAAAAAAGGGTTATTGAGATTAGCCTTTACTGAAAATGAATTAACTAATATTAAAAAAAATCAAAATTGTTACTTGATCTCAAAAGAAGCTCTTAGTCATTTTAAAAATCATTTATTAAGAGCTATTGTCACTCTCACTACAGTAAGTGAGGGCTACAACACGCTCAGTCATGTAGAAACTGAGGTCAAACCTACCGAAAAAGAGTAATCTTCATCTATACACCAAATGTTGATTGTGTTAAAATTATGCTATGCCATTAACAAACGTAGTAATACAACCAGGATTTAATAAACAAGTCACCGCTACTGGTGCGGAGGGACAATGGACCGATGGCGATTTTGTTAGATTCAGATATGGCTTACCAGAAAAAATAGGTGGTTGGGAGCAATTAACATCTAATACTTTAGTAGGAGCTGCGAGAGATCAATTAGTCTGGGCTGATTTAGATGGAAGAAGGTACTCAGCTATTGGCACTAGTAAAGCTTTAATAATATATTTCGAGGGTGCCTTCTATGATGTAAGTCCTTTGGATACAGCAATAACTGGAGCAACATTCACAACCGCTAACACAAGTCCAACTGTAACGGTAAATAAAATAGCTCACGGACTTTCTGCTGGAGATTTATTTACATTTACATCAGTCACACCTCCAGTTGGAGCAGGATATGTTGCAGCAGATTTTACAACAAATACTTTTGAAGTGGTTACTGTGCCTACTCAGGATACGTTTACAATTACTATGGCCTCTAATGCTGGAACAACTGTTGCAGCCAGTGGATCAGCCACAATAAATCCTTATGTTAAAGTTGGTCCTTTAAATCAAACTTCAGGATTTGGGTATGGTACTTCTGGGTGGGGAGGATCTTCTGGAGTTATTTCAACTTTAAACGGATCTTTAAATGATGATACAGCAGGAACTGGGGGATCAGGGACTTCCATAACTCTTTCATCTACAACAGGATTTCCTAGTTCTGGCACAATTAAAGTTGGGACAGAGTTTATATCCTATACCGGCATATCTACAAATGATCTTACTGGAATTACAAGAGCAGTTGCAGGCACAAGATCTGCACATTCAACTGGGGCTTCTGTGGAAGTTTATTTAGGATGGGGATCAGCGTCTCTAACTGGTGGAGTAACTTTAGAATCTGCATCTTGGTCACTAGATCATTTTGGTTCAAAGTTAATTGCTACAATTAAAAATGGACAAACATTTGAATGGGATACAATAAGTAATGTTCCAGCAGCTTTAAGCACTAGGGCAACTGTCGTGAGTGGAGCTCCAACTCAATCCGTCATGTCCATTGTTTCAGAGAGGGACCGACATTTAGTCATACTAGGAACAGAAACAACAATTGGGACCTCATCCACACAAGATAAAATGTTTATAAGATTTTCTGATCAAGAAGATATTACAGATTATGCTCCAACCTCAATTAATACTGCAGGTACTTTTCGAATTGATTCAGGAACAAAAATAGTAGGAGCTGTAAAAGGTAAAGATTACATCTTAATTTTAACGGACACGTCAGCTTATGTAATGCAGTTTGTCGGACCACCTTTTACTTTCTCTATAAGACAAGTTGGTTCAAACTGTGGTTTAATAGGACAACACGCTGTCTATTATGCAAATGGTGCTGTTTATTGGATGGGCCAAGCCGGAGGATTTTTTGTATATGATGGTACCGTTAAATCATTACCGTGTTTAGTAGAGGACTTTGTATTCACAGATAAAGGGGATAATTTAGGTATAAGTTATGATAACGGAGAACAAATTTATGCAGGACTAAATCATCTGTATGAAGAGATAAGTTGGTTTTATCCTAAGTCTGGTTCAACTTTAATTGATAGAGTTGTGACTTACAATTATACTGAAAATACTTGGACAACTGGATCACTTTCTAGAACGACTTGGTATGATGCTACATTATACGACAACCCGTATGCAACAGAATTTTCATCAACAGGTACCCCTTCTTTCCCAACAATACAAGGAGTCACTAATCAAAACGGTGCAACAACATACTATGCTCACGAAATTGGTAACAACCAAGTTGATTCTGCAGGAACTAAAACTGCAATACCTGCTTTTATACAATCAGGGGATTTTGATTTGTCCCAAGGGGGAGATGGACAATTTTTTATGAGTATAAGAAGATTTTTTCCAGACTTTAAAATACTTACAGGAGATGCACAGGTGACTATTAATTTAAGAAGATTCCCGGCAGATACTGCAACATCCTCGCCTCTCGGACCTTTTACAATATCTAGCTCCACAGAAAAAGTTGACACAAGAGCAAGATCAAGATTTGCAAGTATTAAAGTTGCGAACACTTCAACTGATCAAAGCTGGAGATACGGAACTTTTAGAGCTGATGTACAACCAGATGGAATGAGATAATGGCTAGAGTTGATATTGTAATACCTGAACCAACACCTGTGTACACAGAGGACAATCAAAGACAAGTTGCTCAATCTTTACAAACTTTAAAAGATAAGTTAAATACTTCTTATCAACAAGAGTTAAAAAATGAACAGGATGCATTTAATTATTTCTTATCATGACCATACGTTACAAAAATCAAGGATATAAACAAACAGGCACAGCTAAAACAACCGCACTTACGTGTCCTACTGATGCAACAATAATAATAAAAAGTATTTATTGTAATAATAATGATGCATCATCAGGTATCTTAGTTAATATGAATTTAGTAGATGCCTCTGATTCTAGCACTGAGTATGAACTGTTTAGAGATGAGATAGCTGCCAAATCACAAGTAAATGCAACACCTCAAGGTTTAAATTTAGAGGCAGGAGATTCAGTAACAGTGCAAGCAGCTACTGGAAGTAGTAAAATTCAAGGCGTAATAAGTTATGCTCAAATAGATAGATCTCAAGAGAATGGCTAAAAAGAAACCATTATTTGGCGTAAATACTTTTAAAGGATCCACAAGAAAAAAAAGACCTGGAAGACACAAAAAAAGACTAAACAAAAACGAAAAAAGGATGTATAAAAAATACAACAGGCAAGGACGTTAATGTTTCAAACCATAGATTTATTTCCTACTCCTCTATGGATAGGAGAAGAAATAAATCAAGAAAAGTTAAAACTTTTAAATGATGCATCTGATCAAATGATAGTAGATGCAATCAACTCTAAACAAAAAGAGATATCTGATAGAAATAAAATCTTTGGAGATATAAAAGATAAGGGATTCACTTTTCATTCTAAAAATTTAGTTAATGAAACACCTTTTATAGAATTACAACATTTTATAGAGCAAACATCTGTAGATTTTTTAAATAGCATGGGATATGACTTAAAAGATTATTCTGTATTTATTACAGAAATGTGGGTGCAAGAATTTTCTAAAAATGGTTGTGGTTGGCATAGATCACATAATCATTGGAACGGACATATATCAGGATTTTTGTTTTTAAAATGCTCTGATAAAACTTCATATCCTATAATACAAGATCCGAGGATTGGTAAGTTAATGAATGATTTACCACAACTAAATGAAAAAAAAATTGATCATTCATCTACAGAGGTTAACTTAACAGTAAAACCAGGATTAACTGTCTTCTTTCCATCATATCTAACTCATGAATTTGTACCTGATTACGGTATTGATCCATTTAGGTTTATACACTGGAATTGCCAAGCAATTCCTAAAGCTTTTATAAATAAGGGTTGATTTTATAAATAAAAAAAATTAATATTAATACATGAGTGATTTACCAAAGATACCCGCAGAAGCAAAAGAGATAATCAAACACAAAAGAACAGGAAAAATTTACGCTAGTAAAGAGGAGTTTGATGCTGATGTGGCTGATCCAAATACTGATACTACACAGGATGATTTTAGGCAAGATTTAGAAGTAAAAGTGACAAGAGTAAATCTCGAAGCTTTTACAAAAAAATAATGCTTAACATCATAGATAATTTTTATGAGCCAAATGATTTGGGTCTTATGACTTTAGGGTTTGTAAATTTACCTTTTTCTCAAACTTATCATTCAAAACAATGGACAGTATCTGACAGAATGCAAGGATATCCTTGTTGGGAATCTGAGGATATACCTTATCAGGAAAGTAATATTTCCCCTTATCAAATATTTTTAAAAACATTTGTTAAAAAAACGAACATGAAACCATTAGTGGTTCGAACTTTATTTAGAAAAATAAAACTAGAAGAATTAAAACAAGCTGAAATTTATAAAAAAGAAAGACCACACAAAGATAATAAAAACTTTGATTTTGCTGGTTTAGTTTATTACAATTCAAATTCTATTAAAGATGGCACAAAATTATATAATTCCGAAACTGATTTTGAACCTACTGTAATTGCAGGTTCAAGAATGAATAGGTGTATTTATTATAATACACAACAACCACATAGCATACCAACGGATCAATGGGTGGATGAAAGGTGGGTGCAGCCTTTTTTCTTAATAACAAAAGATGAAACTTTTGAAAAATTTAAAGAAGAGTTAAAATATAAAATAGACAAAAAGTGAAACAAGTTTTATTTGAAATCCCTATTTGGAAAGAAAATATTGATATATCTAAAATACAATTACAAAGTTCTAATTATCAAAAAAGTTTTTTTTCTGAAATTACAACAAGTCATGGAGGAGATAATAATTTAGCAGAAGAAAGTTGTCTTTATTTATCAAAGGTTATGACAAGACTTTTGTCTAAAGATTACAAAATAAAAAAATTAATTCTGACTCATATTTGGAGAAATATTTATAAACAAAATTTTCAAGATAGACATAACCATGCAGGATCTCATTTTAGTTTTGTGATATATGAAAAACTACAAAAACCTCAAACTGTTTTTTTTCATCCAGCTGCTGATTTAATGTTAACAGTCAAAAATAATATAATTTTTAAAACAAGCGAAAAATTAAATGTGGTACAAAATGATCTCGTTATCTTTCCAGGTTATTTAGATCACATGGTTTGTTTAACTGAAGATGGTTTGACTATATCAGGAAACTTTGATATTGAGGTAAAAAATGAAACCTAGAGGTGCTACTGAATTACAGATGGAGATGTTGGAAAAATACGTCTCAAAAGATATTTTAGATCAAGTCCAAATCTGTACGTCTATACCTGGGAAAGTTCCCATTGATCCAAACAAATTAAATATACTCTGGCAAAAGAATGCTTATAATCAACCCAACTTACAAGAATTTTTTAGAAACAAAGATAGACACAAGGAGTATGATTGGTATGTTTTTAATAGTCATTGGAACTATGAAAAATTTAGATATTATTTTGATATACCAACAGAAAGATCGGTTGTTATAAAAAATGGTTTAGATTTTTTTCCTAAAAGAAAAATTTATAAAAAAGGTGATCCAATCAAAATTATTCATCACTGTACACCTTGGCGAGGCCTAAATGTTTTATTACTTGCTATGCAAGATATAAAAGACCCCAATATAACTTTAGATGTTTATTCATCTTCTAAAGTTTATGGAAGCGAATTTAGTGATGATAATGATAAAGATTTTTACCCTCTTTACGAGCAAGCTAAACAATTACCAAACGTAAATTATATTGGTTATAAACCTCATGAATATATTAAAGAAGTAATGCCAAATTATGATATGTTTGTTTACCCATCTATTTTTGAAGAGACTTCATGTGTGTCAGCACTAGAAGCGTTATCATCAGGTGTGCATGTTATTACAAACAATTTTGGAGCTTTATACGAAACATGTTCAGAGTGGCCAGTATATATTAGTTACTCTACTAATTATGAACAAATGGCTCAGGACACAGCTGTCGCAATAAAAACAGCTGCA